CGAGCCAGCGCCCGAGCGCGTCCATGCCCTTCGACACGCCCTTGCCGGCGACCGAGAACCCGTATCCGAGAGCCGCGCCGGTGACGCCCTGCTTTGTCTTCTCGCCCAAAAAGTCGTTGGTCTCGCCTAACGGCTGCAGCAGCGCCGGGATCGTCCCCGAAAGAACGGTCTTTGCCATCGGGCTCAGAGCCGTCACGCGCGAGGCCGCAAGCGGCGTGATCAGATTCGCCGGGTTGGCGACATTGCCGGCGATCCGCATCGGATCGGTCGGGCTGATGACCTCGCCGGGTATCTTCACGTCCTTCGGCTTGGCGTTCGGGTCCGGCGTCTCTGCCTTGGCCTCGGGCTTGCCCACGATCTGCTGAACGATTTCCATGATGCCGCGGCCGGGATCGGTGGCGCCCATCATGAACCGATCCATGCCGGACGCCGAAGACGGCATCAGGCCGCGCCGCACCGCCTCGTCAAAGGTGGCTTTCTGGTCCGGCGGGAGGAGTCCGCGCCGGTTCGCCTCGATCATCAGGGTGAGGTTGTCCTCGGCCATTACTTGATCCCGAGGCGTTTCTTCAGCTCGTCATCCGACATGGTCTTTGGGTCGTCGCTCGCGGCCGATCCTTCCTTGCCGGACAGGAGGTCGATCAGCTTGCTTTCCACTTCAGCCTCGCTGCGGGTCGCCGCTACGGCGCGCTTTGATCCGAGCACCTCGCGCAGCATGGTCTCCACCATCTTGCGATAGGCTTCCTGGCTGGTCGCGGTCTTGAACAGTCCCTCGGCGTGCGCCTCGGCGCGCTCCTGCACGCGCGGCACGCCGGTCGGGTTCATGGCGCGCACGTAGGCGTTCTTGAGCGCGAAGTTGTTGGTGGCGAATTCGGTGAGCGCCAGATTGCTGGTGCCACGCATCCACGCCTGTTGCGCCTCGTTCACCGCCACAAAGCCGCCGCCCATGCGCTCAAGCTTTTCCGACGACTCGAGCGCGAGCGGCGCCATCTGCGCCACCTCGTTCGACGCCACCTCGACGCGCGCCGAATAGCCGCCGGCCGTGCGCTGGTACTGCTTCTCGCCGATGAATCCAGCGATGCGCTTCGCCTGCTCTTTCGCGTCGACGCCCATTTCCTTTTGTGTTTGCGCGATCATGTCGTCGAGCCTGGCGAGATTAACGCGCCCGGACACCCCGCCGCCGAGCCCGCGCCGCACGCCTTCGTCACCAGCAACAACGTACTGCTGCGCGCGCATTTTCAGAGACTCGTCGCTGAGAAATGACTGTTCCTGATTTTGCCTTGCCGTGTTGGCCTGCTGGCGCCGGATATCGATCATCTCCTGCTGTTGTTTCAGCCGCTCTTGCCGGTCCTTCTCCTGCGTCTGGAACTGCACCAGCTTGTCCATCGCGGTCTGCCGCTGCTCCAGCGTCTTCCAGATGAGGTCGAGGTTGCCGGTCTTGAGCCCTGAGAGCATCACCTCGTCTTTGACGCCCGCCGCGATTGCATGCATCTTGGCAAAGCGTTCGTTGACGTTGTGCTCGGTCTCTTTCCATGCGGCCTGATATTTTTCGAGCTCGGTCTTGTTCTGGTTGATCGCGGCCTCGGTCGCCTCCTGCCAGTTCTTCTGTTCGAGTTCGGCCTTCTCCTTGTCGCCCTTGTGGTAGCCGTCGATCGCGGCGGCGGCGGAATCAAACGCGACCTTGAGCGGGTGGCGCGTGAACAGCGAGCCGAGCGTGGCGAGGATCACAGCCGGTGAGCCGAACGCCTTCATGGGGTCGTCGTACTGCTGGCGTGGCGCGGCCGGCATGCTCTGTAATGTCGGCGCGGCGGGCGGCTTGATCGGGGCGGCGGTGAGCTTGTCGCGTTCGGTGCGCGCCTTCTCAAGCGACTCCACCGCCGGACGCGTGGCCTCCTCGTATTTCGGGACCAGCTCGTCACGCTGCTTCTGGATGTCGCCGTAGGTCTGCATTCCGCGCGACCGAAAGAAGGCGTCGACGTCGGAGTCGCCGCCCGTGCCGTTGATGGGGGTTGGATCCACCATGTCACGCCGCCTTTCGGCTCGATATCGCGGACGCCATCGCGGCCGATCCGGCAAATCGCGCAATCGATTGCTCGAGCGCGCTGTCTTGCGCGATCTGCGCGTTCATCAGGCTTGTGAACACGCCCGACTCAATACCGAGGTCCTGGTTTGCGATCTGAAGGAGTTGCGCGCCCGACTGAGCGAGCTGCAGCGCGAGCGTGCCGCGCAGCGCCTGCGCTTGGTTCTGGTTGTTGCTGAGCGCGTCGGTTTCCATCGTCGAACCGGACAGTCCGAGTTGAGCAAAACGCGACTTGGTGGCAGCGTCTGCGGCCTTGACGCCGTTGAGCACTTGCTGCTCAAGAGCGGGTGGCAGCGGCCCGCCCTGGATCGGGCCCAACAGGTTCTGGCCTTCCGCCGACAGCGCGCCCGCCTGCTGTCCCGCCTGCGCGGCCACTCCCTTCAAGGCTCCCGATTGCGGGATTCCGCCGATCAGGTTTTTCGCCAGCCCGAGGCCGCCGAGCCCGAGCGTGGCCGCCATCATCGGATTGGCCTTGATCCAGCTCATCGCGCTCGACCACATCCCGGGCGACGCATTCGCGGGGACGAGGCCGGCGTTGACCATCGCCTGACCCACCGCCGAGTCCGCGAACGGGGCACCCGCCGCCATCTCGGGCGAGAGCGCGGCCTCAACGCCTCCCGCGCCACTCGCCGCGCCGCCGCCGGTCACGTCGCCGATCACGCTGCCGGTGATGTCCGGCACCGTGGTTCCGGCCGTGCTGGCGCCCGATCCAAAGCCGACCGCATCGTAGAAAGACGCGGGCGTGCCCGAGCCCGCCTCAAGGAAGCCTGCCGGAATGCTGTCTGGCAGCGCCCCCGCGAATGCCGATGTAGCCTCGGGCGCGAAGCCGAGAGCCTCCGACCCGAACGTGCCCAAGCCCAATGCGCCCTCGCCGCCCGCAAGCGCTGTTCCCTCTGCACCGAGTCCCGCCGCCCCGAGCTCTGCCGCTCCAAGTCCTGCCGCTCCTTCAGCCGCCGCAGCACCACCGCCGAGCCCGAACGCCGCGCCGATCTCGGGCGCGACGAATGGCGCCGCAAACGCCGCAACTGGCGCGGCAAGCAGAGACAGAGCCTTCAGCGGCTGATGCGTGATGAACTGCCCGGGGTTGTGGACGAATTGCGACAGCCAAGACACGGATTAGCCCCTCCGCAGCATCGGCGGCAGCGGCGTGGCCGTCATGCCGCCCTTATCGGCCCAGCGAGGAGTCAGAAGACCACCGGGCAAGGTGCCGCCCGCTGGCAGTGTGCCGCCCATGACGCTGGTGTCGCCTGTAGGCGGCGCAGCGGCTGGCGCCCCGCCTAGCGTGCCCGGCGCTGCTGCAGCCGGGTCAGGGACCTGGCTCGGCGTCGTCGGTGCGGCCGGTGCCGGTGCGGCCGGCGAGCCTAACGCGGCCGTCGTGGAATCCTGCACCGGAGATGCACCCGGCAGCGGGCCCGGAACCGCGCCGTGCGGGATGATACCAAGGCCCTGCATCAGCCCCGGATTATCCATCAGGAATCGCCCGAAGCCGCCGAACGGCTGGCCGCCGAAGCCGCCGAAGCCGTGCAGCCCGCCACCCATCAGCAGATTGATGAATGCCTGTAGCTGCGGGTTCATGCCGCCCGCGCCCGTGGCGGCAGGCAGTACCTGATTGTCTTCCAAGGCCATGGCGGGTTTCCTGCCCGCGTCCTCGCCGCAAGCCTACGCCGGAGCCTTCAAATCTTCAATGTCTGGCGCATGGCCTGGTGCTCCTGCGCGTGGAGGTTCATCCACTCGCGCACCCTGGCATGGTTGGAAAAGTCGAGGTCGGAAAGATCGTTGCCGCTCAGCCCGAGCACCTGGTTGATGTCGTTGTGGGACTGCTGGTGCAACTCCATCCACCCGTCAATCGCATCCTTGTCCACCGGGTCAAGCACCCGGTGGAACAGGTTGACGCTTTTCTGCGCCTGGATCGCCTGGCTGATCTCGATGTGATCCTGCGCGTTCCAGAAAAAGAACTGCTCAAGCGAGGCGTCGCTCGCCGTGATGTCGAACAAAAACGGCAGCGGCACCGATCACTCGCCGGTTCTGTTGCCAGTCGCCATGTCGTCGGTCGAACGCCGCGTCACGACCTCGCCGAACACGTTGTCGGGAAGGCCCTTGTCGTTGCGGGCGCCGAGCGCGAGCTGATCGGGCGAGAGTCCCATGTCGCGTGCGATGCCGTTCGGCGTCTCGACCAGCGCCGAGCCCTTCACACATTCGGATAGGAACGGGTACTGCGGGTCGGTCTTGGTGGGTTTTGATGGCATTGTGGGATGATCCTTTGTTCAGCCGCCGACGCCGCTGCCGCCGAGATAGAGCATGCCGACAAAGTAGACGCCAAGCAATAGCGCCAAGGCAACGCCGACGAGGGTTGGAAAAACGATGTCGGGCATGATTCTCATAAATTATCGATCCAACCCAGAGCAGAGATTGCGCCTCCGCCACCGGCGGATGCCCAAGAAACGTTCGTGGACTCCAGTTCCAGCGATACAGTCGCAGCAAGAACAAGCCCGGTGACGGTGGAAAGCTGGAGCGGCGGCGGGATCGTCGATGCGCCGCCGCCATAATTGGAATTTGGCGCGAGTTGCATACTGTTCGGGCCGGCGCCGCCGAATTTATTGGTTGCCGCGATCATGATTTCCGATCCCGCTGGCGGCACAAAATTGGAAATCGACACCACCGCCCACACGGGCGCCGTGTCCGAAAACGTCCCCGCCGCCCCGTTGGCGATGAGCGGCAGGTTGGCAAGCACATTGCCGCCGAACGTCCCGACGAGATACTGCGCTCGCCGGCCCTTCTGCATCATGTTGACGAAGGCGGGTCCGGCGCCGGCTCGGATCGCCCCGACGCGCGCCTTGTAGGTGAAGCCGGACGGCATCGTCGGGGCGGTCGCGGAGGCGCTCAAGAGCCCCGCCGTCGTGGCGGTGACGCCGTTGTAGATGACCCACACGTAGTACCAGGTGTTGATGGCAAACGATCCGGTGTCGAGACCGTTGGCGCCCGCCGCGTTGGCATTGATGTCGAGCGAGACGGTCTGGACGTTGATGGCGCCGTTGCTGGCGTTCCACAGCAGCACCTGATCGGCGGTGACGATGACGTGGCTCGCGGCGGTGCCCGACGTCGTGTTGGTGACGACAAGATTCTTGAACTCGCCCTGCACCGGCTGCGCGACCGAGGGCAAGGTCGAGTTTAACATGATGAACCCGCCGACGCCGCCGTCGAGCGTCGGGTCATAGGCGATCTCGTAATAGTTGCCGATCACGATGTTGCCGGCGCCGGCTTGCGCGCCGCCCGGCTGGAACAGCTTCAGCGTCGCGAGCGAGCCGACCAAAAGGGTAACGAGCCCGGTCGAGGTCGCCGCCGCGTCGAACGCAAAGCGCTGGTTCGGAACGTAGGCGGCCGGCGCGTTGACGTTGGCGCGCGGCGTGAGCGTGATCACGTTGGTGCCCGACGCCGTGCAGGACATCGTGGCGGCGTTCCAGACATCTTGAAAGAGCTGGTCGATCAGCGACACCGGCTGGTTGCCGGCGACGAGATTGGCGAGGATGGTTCGGATCGACATGTCTCAGCCTCCGATCGGGGCCTTGTTGCGATAGAGTAGCGCGTACGCCTCGATAGTGAAATCGGCGCTGGTCGATTGCAGCGTGACGCCGAGCAGCGCGCCGGTCGCGTTGACGTTCTGGCCGCCGAGCGAGAGCCCGACCACGGTGAAGAACAGATTTTGCGCGGACGCATTCTGCCACTGGATCACGCCGGAGGCGGCATTGAGCCACACGATCGCAAACGTGTTGGAGGAGAACGACACCGAGACCGAGTTGCCGCCGTTCTCGTTCTGCATGTCGACGGTCCCGGTGATCGAATAGCCGCCGCCGGAATTGTCGGTCGCCATCAGGTAGTGCCGGAACGCATCCTTGGTGATCACGAAGCCGTCGCCCGACCAGAGCTTTGATTGAATGATCTTGTTGAGCGACGTCGACGGAGTCTGAAACAGCCGGAACGCGTTGGTTCCGTCCGTGCCCCAGGCGGTCAGGACCGAGTCGATCTCCTGCGTTGCCACATAGACGAGCGTCGAGACCTGCGAGGCCAGAAACCACTTCTTGCCGTCGAACACGGTCAGCACGTTTCGGAACTGGCCGGTGAACAGGTCCTGCACCGGCAACAACAGGCAATAGACCCTGATGGCGTAGAGCGTATGCACGGCCGCGCTCGGGGCCTGCGTCGGGTTGGCGCCCGTGATCGTTGCCTGCGCTTCAAGGAATATGCCGTCGAGCTTGTCGCTGATCTTCTCGGCGCCGCCGCCGACCAGCGAATAGACTCCGCTCGAATTGCCGAACACGAGACCACGCCCATAAGCCTGCACCGAGTTCGGCCAGGGCGTGCCGACCTGCGGGTCGATGTTCTGATTGTTGAAGGTCGTGGTGGCGGGCGAGCCGGAGGTCTGCACGTTCGAGATGACGTTGATCGATGAATCACCCCAGACATAGAGGAAGCCGTTGGACTGTCGCGCAGCGATGAAGGAGCGCCGCAGGAACGAGTCGGTTGAGGGGAACGAGCCGCCGCCGGAAGCGCCCGAGAAGCTCGCGCCGTTGCTTGGCGCCGAGAAGTTGCCCACCCCGAGGTTGAACACCCAGGCGCGGCTCTGGAATATCTCGATCGCGTTGCCGGACAGTCCAAGCGGCATGTTGGTCGGCGTGCCGCCGTTGAGCCACACCGGCGACGGCTGGCCCGGTGCAAACAACGTGGTGCCGTCCCACGCCCAGTAACCGTCAGGCGTCACCTTCGACACGATCAGGATGCCGGACGAGCCCCATTGCGCCGCCGCCGGCAGCGTGCCGCCGCCGTAGAACGTGCCTGGCACATTCGAGATCACCGTCTGCACGCCGGTCGTGGTGTTGACCTGCGTGGCGGTGCCGTCAGAGAGAAAGAACGCGCCGAACGAGGTGGCGCCAATGTTGTAAAAGAACATGTAGACGATGGTGGTGCCGCCCGGCGCGGTAAAGAGCGCGGACCCGTTCGACGGCAATGTCCTCAAGTTGCCGTCGCCGAGCGGCATGAAGTTTTCGAGCCACGAAAACTCCTCGTCCTCGATCGCCGGCCGCTGCGCCTTGGTGTTGAGCGAGTTGAATTTCTGCAGCGCGAAGAATCGCCCCTCGTCGCCCGCGAAGGGAAGGCCACCGCCTCCGCGCTGTTCTCCACGAGGCGGCATGGCTCACTCGTAGGCGTCGGGAATGAACGGGGTCTCCGACATCGCGCGCGCGCGCTTCATGAAGACCTCGTATTGCCCGAACATGCTGGCGGAATCCTGGGCGCGCTGCGCGTTCGATGCCGCGAGATAAGCGGCGTAGTACGGAATAGGGTCCGTCCACGGGTAGGGGATCGCTTCGACCGTCGTGTCATCCACGAGCGGGATCGGCACGCAATAGGTGTCCCACTCCATGTTGAAGGCGTTGGCGGGGATCGGCGCCAGATAGACCGAGCCCTTGGCGCCCTGCCCATACTGCGCCCACACCACCGGGTTGTTGATCCAGCCCGCCGCCCATGAGCGATACTTGGCTTGGAACGTCGTCCAGTCCTTCCTCCCGAGCATCGGGCGCGACGCACCCCATGACGCCGTGATGCTCATGACGCCGTGGATCGCCGACACGCCGGGGGTGAGCTGCGCCTGCGTCTGGCGTGACGCGAACGTGTAGACCTCCTGTCCGATAACCATCATGTTGGCGCCGCTCACGGTCGGGGTGAGCACCGCATTGTGGCCCGCGCCGGTCGGGTCGCTGGCGATTGCGGTCGATGCGGTGTCGAAGCCGGAACCGGGCGCCACCATTGTCACGGCCGTGATCACGCCCGCCGCGATGGTCGGGGTCGCCACCGCGCCGGTGCCACCCGAGGGACTAGCGAATGAAACGGAGGTCTGCGCGGAGTAGTTCGTGCCGCCAGCGTTGACCGCGACCGACGCGATGAAACCCGAGATGAGCGCCCGCACCGACTGGCTCTCGATCGCGATCTGCGAGCGCGCAATATTGATGTAGGCGGTCAGGTCCGCGGTCGAGAAGTAGATCGCGGCGGGGTCGTGCAGCAGCCGCTGTGTCTGTGCCAGGTAGGCGTTGAGAGCAATAGCCCCCTCCCATCAGATGCGCTGCACGTACGATAGATCGGTAATGCCGCCCACGGTCGGCGTGATGTTGATGCCGGTCGTTGGCGCCACGCCGGTCGAACTCACCAGGCCGACGCCCGGAACCGCCTGGAAGCCGAACCCGGCGTCGATGATGATGCCAGTGGCCGTGATCACGCCGCCCGCGATGGTGGGTTGAATGATGCCGAGGCGCTCCTGCGTCAACAGCGTGTCGGCGATCGGGCCCGCCACGTTGGCGGCGCGGGTCGCGGTGATGGCGCCAGAGTTGACCAGTAGGAACGAGCCGGCCGGAACCGCAACGCCGCCGCCGGTGATGGTCAGGCCGGTGACCACGAAGTTCATCACGGCCGTGACCGCGATGGTCGAGGCCGGCGAGAACGTGAAGGTCGGCACCGCCGTGACCACGATGCCGGGGTTCGTGGGGTACATGGCGGTGAGCGCGCCCGATCCCGCGAGCGTCGCGTTCACCGTCAAGATGCCGCCGCCGCCAGCCGTGTCGCGCGGGTCGTTGACGATGGTGATCTTGGGCGCGGTCGAGTAGCCGGCGCCCTGGTTCACCACCGTCACCGCGTTGATGGCGCCCGCCGAGAGGGTGCAGGTGGCGCTCGCCTGGATGCCGCCCGCCGGCGGCGCGTCGATGATCAGGATCGGCGGGAACAGATAGCCCGAGCCCGCCGCCGTGATGGTGACCGTCGAGTTGATGGCGCCGCCGACCACCGACGTCCACACGCTCGCGCCGGCCGATGGCGTGATCGTCACCGTGCCGAACCCGTTGGTCAGGCCCGAGCCGGCGTTGGTGATGAAGCCGCCCACCGGCGTGCCGGTGAGGTTCGCGAGCCGGAAGTTGCCGCCGTCACTGTCGAGCACGATCGGCTGGATGCCGTTCTCGGCGTTGATGGTGCGCCAAGTGCCGGTGACCGGATCGAGGAACTGCACGCACGTATAGGGACCGGGAATAACCATGTAGGTGCCGGCCGGCAGGTTGAAGATTTCCGCCGCCGCCAACTGGATCGTGTTGGTGAGGCCCTGCACCACCGGCGGGGTGCCGGCGAAGTTGGGGACAAGGCCCGACGCGACCGAAAGGCCAATGCCGGCGCCGCCGAGACGAGGGAATGCCATAGTGCTCTCCTTAGAAGGCGCCGCCGGTGATGTTCACGATGTGCATCATTGATGCTGGCTTTGTGTTCACGACGTTAAACGCCACGATGACCACACCGATGTTCGCAATCTGCAGGTTTGGAATCGCGGAATAGAAGCCCGAGAAGGCGAACGGCGCGTCCTCGCTCATGTAGAACGCGAGGTAGCGCGAGTTGAACAGATACAGCTCTCCCTTCGGACACCACGGGTCCATGAACAGTGGCGTGTCCTGCAGCATCAGGCCGCGGAATCCGGCATTGATGATCGAGTCGGAGCCGTAGCGCGTGCCCGGCGTGGTGCGGAAACTCTCGGCCCCCATGAAGTCCGTCATGAGCGTCGTCCAGTCGCCCGGATTCATCACCCCGAAATCGACCGCCTCGCCGCCGCCGCCGTTGGAAATTCCGTATCTTGGGCTGGCCGCATTGCCTGTGGTCGATCCCACCGAGGCTTGCGTGATGTACCGCGACAATGCTTGGCGCGTGAGAATCGCGGCAGCTCCCGTCACGTCAACATATTGCCCGCGCCAGAATTGGCCCTGCGTGCCTGCGCGCGAGATGCCGCCATAGGACGTGACGTTGGTGCCGTCGTCGGCCGCCTGGAACAGCGAGTCGACCTGCGTCGGCGCTGCCGCGTTGTTGGTGAACAGCGCCGATGAGATCGCCTGCACCGCCACCGTCTTGGCGTCCGCCATGCGCGCTTTCAGGAGCGGGATCACCACCTCGCTCGACTGAATGAGCGCCTCCATCCCCATGAACGGGATCGGCACCACGCCGAGCTTCAGGTTGAACTCGGCGTTCTGCAGCGCCGCCACATCGGCCGGCTGCGGGAACGTGCCCGAGTAGTCCGACCAGGAGAACGACACGAACGAGGAGTTCTGCACCGGAACGGTGACTTGGGAGACGCCGCCTTTCGCGCGCTGCGCATTGCGCATCAACAGGCTAAGTAGCGGAGTTGCCTTATATAATTGGACCACAAGCCTAGGAATAAAAGCACGTCGGGTTACGCTGACAAGCTGCGACCCAATAGCTCCCCCTGGGACTATGCCGACATTGGTCTGGGGCATTTTGGCCCTCCGGTGATCAGATCAATCCCGCGCATCCCCGCAATGCGTCAGACACTGAGATCACCGGAGCGTCGATTCCATATTCATAGAGAAAGGACCGCGCGAATTCAATCTTGTCCTCGACGCGCTGTCCCTTGCCGTGACGGCTAGACCACAACTCTAAATTCTCGATCCTGTTGTCGGCTCTGTCACCGTTCTTATGATGCACCGTTTCGTGGGCATGTAGAGGTCGTCCAAGATGACGCTCCATGACTAGTCGGTGCGTCTGGAATTGACTTCGTTTTCCGTTCCGAGAGCCGAACGTCACGTGATACCCGTGCTTGTCGATGAGGCCCACGCTTCTGTTCCGTCGTCCGATCGACCGGCATTCCACCGAGCAAAACTTTCGCGGGGAATAACTCCAGTTACGACCCTTCCCACCGCCTCCTTTAACGAAAGAAAAATGCTTCCCGCACACTGCACAGTCGGCCTCGTGCGTGCCTCGCCAATGTCCGCCTGTGCCGTGAGCCTTGGTCATTATCCCTCGCGGATCACTTTGAGCGCTTCTCTTTCCGCCCAAACATCCTCGTTCTCGAATAAGAGCTTGGTGTCTGGCTCGTCGGCCCCCATGCCGCCGAAATTCCAGCTCGTCGGCATGAAGCCGGACGCCGGCATTTCCTTCGCCGGGTTGATCTTGTCGAACAGCGCCGCGCCCGCCTCGGGGTCCGCGATCTTGCGATCGACCATGAGCTGCTTGATCTTGGTGACGCCTTCTTCGGTGTAGCCCTGGTCACGTAGCCGGCCGAACGCGGCGTTGAACTCGGCGTCCTGCTCTCTGGTTCTGAAATCGCCGATGAACTTGTTGACGGTCTCTTCGAGCTTGCCCAGCCGCTGCACTTCGGGCGCCTCGCTCACCCGGTCCTCGTCCGTGATGGTCGAGGGATGCAATTCCTTGACCGCCTTCTGAAACTGCCGCCGCGTCTTGGGCGAGGTGTGCAGTTGGTCTAAGAGCTTGTGGGCGCCGCGCAGGATCGCAAGCTCGGTGTCGTCGATCTCTGCCATGAGCTTAGCTCGTGTGCTTCACGGTCATCTCGGGCGCGGTCGGCTTCGCCGGCTTGTTGCCCTTGGGGTCACCGCCGAGCTGACCGAAAATGGACTTGCGGGAGCCGATGCCACACTCGTCCATCCCCACCTTGACGATCTGCGGGTCTGAATTGATCAGCGAATTGTAGTTGGGGCCTGGGAACTTGGGCATCTGAAACTCCTTTATGCCGCCGCCGCAGGGAGAGCGCCGGGAGGCCCGCCCGAGGACGCGGGTGATGGACCCCCCGACGCACCCTGTCCCGCTCCGGCGAGCGAGCGCATCAGCGACTGCATCATGCCGCTCGACTGAGCGCCTTGCTGCAGATCGCGTAGGGCGGTCTGTTGCACGCCGGGGACTTCCCCCGAAGGACTGACGTGTTTGGAAACGGATGAGATGGCGTTGAGAACGGCCTTGTAGGGCTCCGACCCGGTGGCGAGCTCCGGTAAGGCTTTCTCTAGAATCTTCACTGCCTCCCTCACCTGCGCGAGCGCGTTGGCCTGCTGGCCCGGATTCCCCGTAGGGGGACCCATCGGAGAAGCGCCCATCGGCGCGCGCCCGGTCACGGAGGGAGGCAGTTGTGGTGTGGCCATGATGCGGAGGGCAACATGGCCGCGGTGAAGAGTCGGACTACTTCCGACGTCCCCGACGCGACCTGCGACGACGAGCCATGATGGTCTCCCGTTGCGCAGCGAGGCTCTAGCCTCATCGCTGCGTGTGGTTGCGTCCTCGAAACGCCTCAGCGCTTTTTGCCCTTGAGCATCGCCTCAGGGTGTTGAGCCATGAATTGTGCTTGGGCTTTCTCGCGCGCTTCGGCGTGTTCCATCAAAATATCCTGGTGTGGCGGGCGCGTCAACATGATGAGGTCGACAGGAGAAAGAGCCCCACCCTTAGACAGGAGCGCGGCTTTTCTCTCAATGTCCTCCTGAAACACCGGCGAGCCCGAGTGGCTGTCCACCGCGATCCTATAATCGCCCGGCAATTGCTTGAGCAGGAACTGCTCTTTCAGCTTTGAGACGAACACCTCCGCATCCTTGTTTTGCAGCAGCTTGAAGCAGAAATCCCCGTGCGCGCCGCCCTGCCGCTCGACCAGCAAGGCGCGGTCGCGCATGCGCGGCGAGCCGGTTCGCAGCAAGGTCGCGGCATGCGATCCGGCGCGCACACCTGGCTCACCCTGCCCCATCATGATCGGCTGGAAGCCCGCCGCCTCGTCGAACCAGTTGAGGATTTTCTCGATCTGCTGGAACATCTCGGGCGGCACCTCGGGCGCCAGCCGCTCCACCTTGGCGTTGGGCTGATCCTCCGAGATGTAGCCGTCCGGCACGTTGAGCGCCTTGTATTTCGCCTCGGTCAAACCCTGGAACCCGATGAACGCCTTGGGCGGGCGGGCCTGCAGCCGCGTGATGCGGCGAACGTCGGCGACCGCCTCGTTGAGCATGTCCTGCAAGGGCGCCAGCGGTCCGATCTCGCTTTGCCCCCAGAAGTAGTTATCGAGCCGGTTGGGGCAGACCTCGGTGAACGGGTGCTCGCCCTCGACGCCCGACATGTTGCGGTGGCGCAGGTTGCCCTCGATCACAATGTCGGGCTCGATCACCCGGATAGTGGTGTAGTCCTCGCGCTCGGTGTTCTGCACCCATAGTTCGTCGATGCGCACGAGTTCACGCGCCACCTTGGGGTCGAGGCTCGGGGTGGGCGCCGAGCTTACGATCACGTTGCTTTTGCTGGTCGCCCCCACGTTCATCTGAACCGGGCGCATGCCGCCGATCACGATTTGACGGAGCGTGTCCGAGAGCGGGTCGGCCTCATCGGAGGTCGTTCGCTTCGTCGCCGACGCGAGCTCCTTCTTGATCTTGTCGTAGTCGGGATGATCCTTGATCTGGCGGTCGAGCTCGCCCGGCGTGAGGTAGGCGGTGTGGGTGAACGCCTCCTGCCGGTCGAGGCCGTCGATATCCTCGCGCAACACCCCCATGAACTGCGGGTGAACCAGCCAGCTTTCGAGACCGTTGTGGCCCCAAACGGTTTTTATGAAGGTCTTGCCCTCGATCAGCGCCCAATGCACCGCGTCTGCAAATTCCAGGTCACAACCGCGGCGGTGATAATCGCGGTTGAGTACGCGAGCGGCGGCGGCGGCGCGCTCAGTCCAAGGTTCGCCCAGCACGCCGTCGTATGAAATCGAAAATCGAATGTCATCGGCGGAGTAGAGGAACGAGGCCAGCCGATCGATGTGCGAAAAAATCTTGTTGTACCTGGCTGGATCATTGGCGTCGTTACTCCCCGCATAATAGTAGGAACGCCAGCTCCCGAGCTGGCTGATCCGATCCGGCCGCGACACTCCGCATTGATCGATGATGTCGCGCGCCCAGCCGCCGAGGTTTCTTTGCGGTATCTTCACGGCGATCCCCAGTGAGTCGCGCCGGAGCGGGGATCGGAATCAGGAAACTCTTCTTGTTACCGTTTGTCCATTCTCGGTGACAAGCCGATAGTTCATCGGCAACTCGCCTTTTCGGCCCGCCGCCGCCATCAGGTCCATGCCGTTGTGCTGGCCCTTGGTCGCCTTTGCGTCGGCGAACGCAGCGGCGGCGACGTTCGCGCGGGTCTGGTTGCCGGCGAAGAACTCACGCGCCTGCGGCACCATGTTGCTGGCCGACGCCGCAATCTCCTTGGCGTCGCGCTCCATCTGCTCGATGGCGTCGCGCTCGTCCTTTGAGCGCACCGGAGTCTTCGCCGCGACGTCGCCTTCGCGCATGTTGTCGTTGAAGTCGGACATGCCGTAGTCCTCCTCCATGATCTGTTGCGTGACGTCGACCGCCTTGCCCTTGGTGGTGCCGATCGAGAAACTCTTGGGCGTCCACACCAGCACCTGCTTGCAGTACGGACAATCGGGATCGCCGTCGCCCGACTCGCACGTCACGTCGAACACTTCCTGGCACTCGTTGCAGCGATAAGTTCGGATGATCATTTGTCGACGGCCCGCTGCTGTTCGATCTTCTGAAGCTTTTTCGTAAGCCTCTCCTTTGTCTCCTCGCACAATATCTCAAGCGCTCTGTCTTGGATCACCTTTGACCACTCGCGAACCGCATACTCGGGGCTGTCGCCCATCGCCCGTTGCGACGCGCGACCCGCCGCGGCGAGCACCTGCGCGATCGGCTCGATGTATTCGAGGATCGCCCCCTTGGTCTGCAGCATGTTTAAGATGTGCTCGCACGCCGCGTCGGGGTCCGCGAGCGCGCCGAACATCAAGCCGTCCTTCATCCTGATCGTCATCGCCATGTCCTCACGCGACGCAGAGCATGGGCGATTTCTGCCGCGCGAATCTCGGTAGGATGGCACTGCGATCGGAAAAACTGGTTCACTGTGATCATTCGCGCAAACACGAAGTTGTGCTGAATATAACCGCGTCTAGCAACGATATCTGCCATGCGTCGACAACGTTCAGGTATCCATGGATTAGCCGTCATCGCATCCCCCACGCCCGCGCCACATCGTCGTCCTGGCGCTGCTCCTCTTTCTTCTTGAAGAAGTCCTGAATGATGGCGTCGACGAGGGTGTGGCCGGGGTTTTCCAGCGCCGCCCGCTCGGCTCGCACCACGCTCTCATAGGTGAGATTGTTGGCGATCATGTTGGGCCTGATCCAATCGATGTACGCCTTATGGGCGAGCGCGGTCGCGAACACGCGGTCGTCCTTGTTGCGGCCAGACGCCTCGATCGAACTCCCGTCTTGTATCACGGTTTCCATCTCCTGCAGAAGCGGGACCGATCGTATCCGCAGGTGCCGCAGCGAGTAGGCGTCGCGCATCTGGTTGAGGATCAGGATTTTATTGTCAGCCGTCGTTTTCCACCCGTAGGCGTAGCCCGCCCCGAGCGAGTCCGGCCGGTGGTAGAGATACCAGCGAGTCGCCGAGAACACGTCGTCGAGCTTGCGCTCATTCGCCTGCTCGCGCAGATAACCGGCATCCATCAGTTGCCGCAGATGCTGCAGCTCGCGCATCACCGCCGGGCCCGGCCCGTTGATCTCCAGGTTGATCCACACGTTCTTATAGGAGCCCGCCATGTGGGCGAGCACCCAGGCCACCTGATAGGTCTCCGGCACATCGGTCGCATACTCGGCGACCTGGATGAGCGCGTCGGCAAAGCAGCGGTAGAGCTCGATGCAGTGCCGGTCCTTGAGGTCGCTTCGCCCATAGGCTGGATCCACGCCCACCACATAGATGCCGTTGGGGTGCGGGTCCTCCCAGATGCGCAGCTCGGTATCTCGAGCGCGGGTGACCTGCTCGAGCTCGGTCTGCATGAAGTTGTCGGTCATGCGGTAGCAGTAGCCCTTGAAGGCGATCTGCTCGCGCCGGATGAACGCAATGTCGTCAGCCACCCGCCGCGCTGGAAAGAACGACTTCCCCGACTCGATGAACGCCTGCTCGGCGGTCCAGGGATATTCCTGGTTCATCAGGTCCTCGTCGCCGATCTTCACCGTCCTCATCCAGCGATGCCAGACGATCTGCTCAGGCGCGAGCTCGACGCCGTAGCGCTTCTTCACCGCGCGAGCGAGCACCTCCTCGCCAGGATCAAGCTTGCCGGTCCAGTAGTCCTTGAACCGTGGGTCCTCGCGCGAGACCGCGTAATCCTCCTTCGCCCACCACCCGATGAAGAACGCCTTCTGGGTGTGCACGTCCTCGTTGGCGTCGTTCCACATTTCCCAGAACAGGTTCTTGCCGCGCGCCGTCGACTCAAACACGTACAGCCGATCCGGGTGCTTCTGCGCGAGCGACGCCATCATGGAGGCGACGCCCTCCTCCGAGCCCCAGCTCGAGCACTCGGTGCCATGCACGAAGTTCCACGCCCGCGACCGCGCCATGGTGGCGGCGCCCGCCTTGCGCGTGCCGGCCACCACGTAGTCGAGCACTGACCCGTTCGCCAACACCAGATTGGTGCGGTTGTTCTTCACCACACCGGCACGCAGCCGCCGCGGCAGCGACGCAATGTAGCGCTCAAGCAGAATCCGAAACTTGTCGCGGTTGCCCTCGGTGTCGGTGATCAGCGCGCCCTGCAATCCCTCGTGCACCGAGAGCCAGAACAAATCCATCGCGAGCGACACCGTGCTGATCCCGAGCTGCCGCGCCTTCAAGCACACGAAGTGCCGCACCCCACGGTCGAGCCCCTCGCACACCTCCTGCAAAAACCGCTGCTGCGATCCATACAGCGTGAGCGGCGAAACGCCGGTCTCCTTGCTGTCGATGGTGAGATGCTCGATGAACTCAAGAAACAGCCCGAGCCAGTGCTGCGCAGTCATCGCCGGTCCCTACCTTCCCGCCCTCAGCCCGGAGACCTACACAACCGGCGGCTCGATATCGGGAGGCGGCATGCAGGTGCGCGTTACCCAATCCGCCTCCCCCGTCCGCGCTTCCTCGGAAATCATCACTTCCGCCGCGACCGCCGCCCCTTGCGCTTCCCGCGCTTGCCACCCCGATGCGATCCCTGCTCAGCCTTGCCACCATACGGCATGATCATCCCTCCTCCTTGCGCACGCTCTCCGCAGCCTCAAGCGCAGCACGAGCCGCAGCGCGGTGATACGGCTGAAGCGCTAACCCATGTTGGCTGTCCCAGGTGTCGCGCCGCAGGTGCGCGTCCTGCGTCTCCTGAAACGAGTCGAACATAGCGCGCGCGGCAGCCTCAACCTCAGCGTCGGTAGGCATCTAACCCTCCTTGCGCCGACGCGCCGGA